CACACAAAACAACTTATCATTTTAAGAGTTGAGGTAAGATATGTCAGGATTTAGTGATTATTTAGAAGATAAAGTTTTAGACCATGTATTTGGTGGTAATGCTTACACAGCACCAACTACTTTATATGCAGCTTTATATACAGTAGCACCATCTGATACTGGTGGTGGTACAGAAGTTTCTGGCGGAGCTTACGCTAGACAAACAGCAGCTTTTACTGTTTCTGGTACAAACCCTACAACTGCAACAAATTCAGCAGCTATTGAATATCCTACAGCTACAGCCAACTATGGAACTGTGGTTGCTGTTGGTATTTTAGATGCTTCTTCAGGCGGTAATTTATTAGCTTACTCTACTTTAGATTCCTCAAAGGTCGTAAGTAGTGGTGATGTTTTTAGATTCAATGCTGGAGATCTTGATATAACGCTGGCGTAACATCATGGCCAGTATCGGCTATAATCAGGGTTACTACAGTAGATCCAAATATAACGACTTAGCACATCAAGCTGAAGCCACAATAGCTGGCGTTAGCGGTGTTAGTGCGTCTGGCGTTATCATCAAACTTGGTGCAGGTACTATTGCAGGTACAAGTGGTTTTAGTTCAGTAGGTACACAGATAGATTTAGGTACAGCAACGATTCAAGCTGTATCTGGTTTTAGTTCTGTAGGTACACAAATTGACGCTGGTAAAGTAACTATGGCTGGCGTTTCTGCCTTCAGTTCTGCTGGTCGTTTAGTTATTGCTGCTTCACAAACTATCGCAGCAACTTCTGGCTTTACTTCAGTCGGTACACAAATAGATCATGGTACTGCTACGCTTGCAGCAATCTCTAGTTTTAGTTCTATTGGTGGGTTAAAATGGACAGACCAAATAGTTGCAGCAGATACTTGGACAGAACAAACTGTAGCAAGTGATACTTGGACAAACCAAACAAATCCGACAACTACTTGGACAGATTTAGACGAACAAGAAGTAGCGTAATATGGCAGACACAACAACAACAAACTTATCACTTATAAAACCAGAGCCAGGCGCAGCCGAAGATACTTGGGGTATTTCTTTAAATACTGATTTAGATACGATTGATGCAATATTTAGCGCAACAGGAACGCCAGTTTCATTAAATATTGATGGTGGAGATATAGCATCTGCTGTTGTAATTAACAAATCGCCAGTCATAACATTAGGTGGCGATCTTTCTGGAAATGCTACTTTAACCAATTTGGCTAGTGCTACTTTAACTGCAACTGTTGGTACTTTAAATCAAAGCACTACAGGCAACGCAGCTACCGCTACAGCTTTACAAACTGCCAGAACGATTGGTGGGGTATCTTTTGATGGTACAGCAAATATAGATCTTCCTGGAGTAAATAGTGCAGGTAATCAAAATACATCAGGCAATGCTGCAACAGCAACTGCTTTAGCTACAGGCAGAAACTTTTCTTTGACTGGTAATGTTACTGCTAATGCAGTTTCTTTTGATGGCACAGGTAATGTTGCTTTAGCAACTACCCTTGCTGATAACACAGTAACTTCTGCTAAGTTAAGTGGTGCATTAACTACACCTTCTGATCTAACTGTAGGCGGTGCTTTTACTTCTCAAGGTATAGACGATAATGCTGATGCTACTGCTATTACGATTGATAGTTCAGAACGAGTTGGTATTGGCACTACAAGTCCTAATGAGAAATTAGAACTTGCAGGTAATCTTACACTTACACCAACTACAAAAAATAACTCCCCTTCGGCAAGTGCGACAATATCTGATATTAATTTTGTTGGAAGAACAGACAATACTGTTGTAGCAAAGATACAAGCAATACACAATGATAACGCAAATGGAACTGATGGTCAGATTCTTTTCTTTACTGCGGATAATACAGCAAGTGCTGCTGCAGCAGAAAGAATGAGAATTGATTCTGCTGGTGGCGTTTTAATAGGAAAAACAGCTGATAATCAAGCATCTACTGGATTCCAAATAACAGGTAGTAATTTACATAACGTCACAAGCACAAATTCAGGCACAGGTTCTTCTACCTATATGGTGCATGATGGTAGTGGTCTAAATTTTTATGTAAATTTTACAGGTCAAGTATTTTATAGAGTTGGTTTAACTAATTTATCTGATCAAAGATTAAAAGAAAATATTGTTAATTTAGATAAAGGTTTAGATGACATATTAAAAATCAAACCAAGAAGATTTGATTGGATAGAAGGAGAAGGCGAAAAAAATCAAACAGGTTTTATTGCTCAAGAAATAGAAGAAGCTGGTTTAGAGGAATTGGTTAGTCATTATAAAGGTGCTTCACTAGATGATGCTAAAGGAGTAAACCAAGTTGGTTTAATTCCAATTTTGGTTAAAGCTATTCAAGAACAACAAACTATGATAGAAGATTTACAAACACAAATTAACAAGGTAAAAAATGGCAATTAATTACACATGGGATTGCAAAACTGTAGATACCAAAACTATAGATAGTAATACTGATACTGTCTTTAATGTACATTGGCGATTAACTGCAACTGACGATGTTAATACTGTGCAAGACATTGATGGTAGTAACATACCTGCTACTGCTACAGCATACGGCACACAGTCTTTAGACACTTCAGACTTATCAGACTTTACAGCTTTTGCAGATTTATCTGCAAGTGACGTACAAGGTTGGGTTGAAACAGCTATGGGTGCAACTGAAGTCCAAGCTAAAAAAGATGGTCTAGATGCTCAGATTAATGAATTAGTAAATCCTGTAGTACAAACAAAAACAATCGGTGGCTAAAATAATATATAATTTCTAATTATGGCAGATACAAATACGACCAATTTATCATTAGTAAAACCAGAAGTAGGCGCAAGCACGAATACTTGGGGTGGTAAGATCAATACAAATCTTGATACTGTCGATGGTATTTTCAATGGTGCTGGTAATGGTACGTCAGTAGGTCTTAACGTAGGCTCTGGCAAAACTTTAAAAGTAGCTGGTACATTAGACATAGATGGCACGATTGATTGCGAAGGTGGAGCGATTGACAACACCACGATTGGTGGGAGTACAGCAGCGCCAGGAAGTTTTACTACATTAAACAGTTCTGGTTTAGCAACATTAAACAGCATTACTTGTGCTGGCACTTCTACTTTAACTACTGTAGATATTAATGGTGGTGCAATAGACGGCACAGCGATTGGCGCAAATTCTGCTAGTACAGTTGCAGCAACTACTGTAACTGCTTCATCACATATCAATACTACAGGCGGACAATTTCAGCTTAATGGCACAAATATTTTTGAAAAAATATATCCAGTAGGATCAATTTATATAAATGCTGCGGTAAGTACCAATCCTGGAACTTTATTGGGTTTTGGTACATGGGTAGCTTTTGGTGCTGGTAAAGTACCTGTAGGTATAGATTCTTCTGATACAGATTTTGATACTGCTGAAGAAACAGGCGGTGGCAAAACTGCTTCAACAACTTTACCTAATCATGTGCATCAATGGTACGATGGAACTAGATCTGGTGCTAGTTCTGGTATAGATTTTTCTTCAAGTTTTACAAGCGGTAGTTTTAATTCTTCTGGAGCAGCGAGTGATTTCTCTGGCGATCCAGATACAAGTGATTTCTACACCGCAAATCCAACTACAAACCCAAGTATTACAGTAAGTACAATTCAACCTTACATAGTCGTTTATATGTGGAAAAGAACGGCTTAACTTTAGGATAAGTCATGGCGTTAGTACAAATAACACCCCCAGCAGGAATAATAAAAAATGGCACAGACTATGCTAATAAAGGTCGTTTTGTCGATGGCGATTTAGTTCGTTTTGAAAATGGTTATCTAAAACCTTTAGGCGGTTGGACATACTTTAGACAAAATCCAGTTGGTACTTTTCTAAGTGGTACAGTTACAACTGCTTCATCAAGTGCAAACATAACTGTAACTACAACTGCTGTGCATAATTTAGTTGTTGGCAATACAGTTGTCTTAGAAGATTTTGCAGCTACAGGTGGTATTACTGCTAATCAAATCAATACAACTTTTACAGTAGCAACTGTGCCTTCTACCACGACATTTACTGTCGCTACATCTGGTACTGGTACATCTGCTGCAACTTCATCTGCTTCAAGAGTTATTCAACCAGCAGTTCCAATAGGTATGTATTCTTATAAAACCAATGATGGTGAAGAAGTCTTAGCTATTGGCACTAGAGCTGGCGTAAATGTTTTTTATAATGACACTTGGTATGACATTACACCTTCTGGTTTTGTTGGTGACGATGTTATTACTTCAACTGGTTATGGTGCATATCACTATGGTGTAGAAGATTGGGGAGATGCGAGAAGTCAATCAGGCATACAATTTGATACCAAAAGTTTTTCTTTTGATAACTGGGGAGAACATTTAATTTTTTGTTTTGCAGGCGATGGCAAGATATATCAATGGCGACCTGATGCTGGTGGCGGTAGTCCAGATACTATAGCTACGGCAGTAACCAATGCACCGACTGGCTGTCAAGCAGTTATTGTTACTAATGAAAGACATTTAGTAGCAATCGGTTCTGGCGGTGATCCTCGTAAGATAGCCTGGTCTGATAGAGAAGATAATACTACTTGGACATCAACAGCTAGAAATACAGCAGGCGATTTACAAATACCTACTGGTGGTCAAGCTAATTACGCAGTTAAGTATGGTAACGATATTATTATTTTTACCGATGTTGGTATAAACAAGATGTACTACGCTGGTAGTCCTTTTGTTTATGGCATACAAGATGCTGGGGTAAATTGTAAGGCAATCAGTCCAAGATCAATCATATCGTCTGGTAGCTTTTTATCGTGGATAAGTGAAAACTCTTTCTTTACCTACGATGGCAGAGTTAGAGAACTTAAATCAGATGTGCATGATTTTATCTTTGACAACTTACAACAAAGAACAAAACAAGCTACCTTTGGCGCACATAACATTGATTACAATGAGATTTGGTGGTTTTTTCCTGTGGGTGGTACAGACCAACTATCGCCAAACAAATATATTATTTGGAACTATTTAGATAATGTCTGGTCTATTGGCGAACTCGATAGAGGTGCTTGGATAGATCAAGGTGTCTTTGATAATCCAATCGCTTGCGATTCTGGTGGTTTTGTTTATGAACACGATAAAAGAGCTTTATTTAATTCACCAGGATTGGGAACAAGAAAACCTTTTTGTCAAACAGGCCCGTTGGAAATAGGTAATGGCGACAAAGTAGCACAAGTAAATCAAATCTTGCCTGATGAAGAAACTACAAGTTTGCCAGCAATAACTTTAAGTTTTACTGGTCGTTTTACACCATTAGGTGCAGAAACAGACTTTGGTAGTTTTTCTTTCAACGCTGATGGTTATACCGATGCTAGATTTTCTGCTAGACAAGTTCAGATGAAAATAGAAGGCGATGTTACCCAAGACTTCCAAGTTGGCAAGATTAGATTGGATGTACAATCCAGAGGTCGTAGATAATGGATTTTGAATCTAAGGCACAATATATCCAAAGAGCAGTAAGCGCAAAACATGCTTTTTCAGCAACTACTCAGCAAACTATTTATACTGCGCCAAGCGGTGATGATTTTGATTTTGCTGTAATAGAAAGCATATTTGCTTGCGATCATGGCAACCAACAAACCAATTTAGACATATCAATAACTGATACCAGCTCTAACGAGTTTTTTATATTTAAACAACATAATATATCTGCACATGCTACAGAAGAATTAATAACTAATGCAGGTCTTATTTTAACGCAAGGTGAAATTGTCAAAGCACAAGTTAATCATGCAAATATACATTTGGTTATTAGTATTATTGAATATGCAAAGGGTGATTAAAAAAGAAGATTGGGAACTACAATGGGATTATTGCAAGCAATTTATTGAGCCTGCTTTAAAACATCAAGATTCCTATACAATAGACGACATAGAAGATAAAATAAGACATGGATTTTTCCATCTGTGGCCGGGTAAGGAATCAGCCTTTATAACTGAGATTGTTACTTATCCACAGCACAAAGTAATGAATTTATTATTTTGTGGTGGCAAATACGAAGAACTAGAAGCAATCTTAGCTTCTATTGAAACTTTT